TCAGCGCCACCACGAGCCAGACGATGCCCATGACCGCGGCTCCGCAGAGCGCCCCCAGCACGACAAGCAGGCGCATAGCGCCGTCGATATCCGGGACCATCATGGCGTGCCCCGCTTCGGCGGGAGCAGCGAGCCGGGGTAGCCGGGCTCTTCCTGGTAGTCGCCCCAGGTGCGTTGAAGCGCATCGAGAGCCGCTCGCATGCATTCCAGTTCGTGCAGGCGAGCGGCGATTCGCCCACGTCCCCGGTGGATTTCCAAGTGGGCCACACGCTCGCGCAGCGCGCTGAGCATTTCCTCGCGCGTGACGCTCATGGCGCGTCCCCCCGTCCGGTGCGCAGCGAAGCCGCGGCATCCAGTAGCGCACCCACTTGGGCGCCCGCGATGCCGGTGAGCAGCCCATCCGCGGTCGTCGGGCCGTGGTCGCGGATGGCGACGGCGCGCGCCTCGATGTGCCGGGCGCAACGCTCGCGCTCGTCGCATGGCGCATCCCACGGCCCGGTGCGGGCGGCCTCGGACACGCGGCGGGCGAGCACGGCGTCGATTGCATGCGACGAGACACTGGCGAGCAAGAACCAGATTCGGTCGCGGTCGCTGCTCTCACCGCGCCACTCGCCAGCCCACAGGTCGAGCGCGGCATCGACGCTCTCGGGCGAGACGATCTCGTGGTGGATCGCCTCGGCGAGGTCGCGCTCGCTCATGGCGGCGCCTTCCGCGACAGCATGAACTCGGGCACGGCGCCGCCGGCTTTGACGCGCTCGCCGATGGCGGCGACGGCGGCGTTGTATGAGGCGAGCGAGTCGGCGGCGTCGTCCTCGGGCGAGAGGCGGGCGAAGCTGAACAGGTCGCGTTGCTTGCCGATGCAGGCCGGCGAATACCAGACGCATTCGGCGTCGGTGGTGCCGTTGCCGCCGTAGGTGTGCCGGCCGCGGCTCCACGGCACGGCATCCCAGCCGGGCAGATCGTAGTCGCCCGCATGGCCGCAGAGCGCGATGCGTAGGTGCGCGTTGTCGTGCGCCCATTGCTCCACGGCATCGGCAACTGGCGTTGCCGAGCTATAGACGCGCTCGTATGCGCGATATGGCGGGTCGAGGAAGACGGCGGTATCGCTGCCGCCGAAATGGCTGTTGAGGCAGCGGGTCCAATCGCCGTGCGCGATGCGGACCCGTTCCAACCGGGTGGCGAGCTTGTGCAGCCATTGCCAGGCGGCGCGGCCGGATGATGTGAGCATGCCGGCGTTGCCGGTGTGCGGCACCTGCCCGATGGCTTGCACGCCCCTGCCGGCGTCGCTGATGTGCGGCACCTTGCCGATGGCTTGCACGCCCCTGCCGGCGTCGCTGATGTGCGGCACCTGGCCGATGGCCTGCACGCCCCTGCCGGCGTTGCTGATGTGCGGCACCTTGCCGTTGATGTTAGGCCGCGGCGTTTCGCACCAGCCCGAGCCGATCCAGCAGCATTGCCCCCATAGCCACCAACCGGCGGCCTTGGGGTCGCCCGGCCAGTCAGGATCTTGCAGAAAGGCGGCAATGCGCTCGATCTGGCCGACGAGCCAGACGTGCCGGGCACCGAGGTCGATATGCGAGACGGGGTAGTCGGCCCAGTTGGCCACGGCGGCGGGTTGGTTTTTTACCGCCCGCCAGAAGTTGGCGATGAAGCCCGAGGCGTCGCATATCACTTCGAGGGAAGCCGGCTTCGGGGCGGCGAGCAGCACCGCGGCCGAGCCGCAGAATGGCTCGATGTATTGTGCCGGCCTGCCGAGCCGCGCCCAGACATCGGCCGCAACGGTCCGCTTGCCGCCAAAATAGGGGAATGGCGCGAGGAGGCGCTCGCTCATGGCAGCACGCAGTTCAGCGCGAACACGATGGCGTCGGCGCAGGCTCGGCTGTTGACGTGCCCTGCGATGGCGCGGCCGTCAGCGGCCAGGATCGTGTAGGGCCACTCTTCGCCGCGCGGACCGTGCATCAGCCCGACGCGGAACGGACCCGGCGGCATCGGGTCGCCGCGGGCGATCTCGCCGAGGCGGACCGGCTCGCTCATGCCGCCACCACCAGCGGCAGTTCGCCGGGGCGATGCTCGGCAGCCGCAATCGGCGCCACGGTCACGACTAATTTCGGCTGGACGCCGTACACTTTGCGCAGCCAGCACTCGACGATCAGCGCGTCGTCGCGGTAGACGACGCCGCTAAAGGCGTCCGCCGCGAGCTTGTAGAGGTTGTCGATATCCGGCCGCCCGGCGGGCCGGATCTCGCCGACGATGGCGCGGTTGCGCTTCTTCTTGCTCCACGACGCCGGCACCGGGAACTCGGCGAGCAGGTGCAGCGACAGCGCCTCATCGAGCACCGCGTGGCCGCCGTGGTGCATGGCCTGGGCCGCGGCGAGGCGCAGCGCCGCGGCGGCGTTGCGCTGCTCGGCGGGCACGAAGTGTGCGCCGTTGCGCGAGAGGCGCATGCGGGCGAATGGCGTGGGCGTGCCGAGCAGCGAGATCGTGATCGGGTCGCGGGTCATGGCGGCGGTAGCAACCCGGCTTGGCGCACATAGGCCAGCGCGGCACGCTTGGCGGCTTCGTTTCCTTTCGGGATTTTTAATCCGACTCCCCGTAAGAATAAGACAGCCGCTCGTTGTCGGGCGTAGTGTAGTTTCCGACGTGTACGGTTAAGCGCTTTATATCTTTCTGGGTTTTTCGCACGCATGCGGCGGGAGGCTTCACGGCCGAGTTCACGCATCTTTTCTGGATACTTCTCGCGGTAACGGCGCATTTGGAGTCTATGCCTTTCGCGTCGCCGATCATCTCTCGTAAGCGCGAGCTGTTCGCGGTTGATCCTTCTCCTTTCTTGCTGTGCTTGGCTAAAAATCGAGCGTACCGCTTCGGCTATCAGTCGCGCCGTTCTCCGTTCTGCAACGCCCGGCATATTGGCTCGCCGTTCACGTTTTAATCGAGTGATGTGTTCGCGATGTTCGGCTGCATATGCCCGCATCCGCTCGCGATTGCGCACCAGACGCAACCGTTTTTCCTCATCTGTTTCGGAGGCTATTATTTTTCGATAGCGTTCTGATTGACGCTTATTGTCTTTAAGGCGCTGTTCCTCGGTTCGTTCTCGCGGACCTTTGGGATGCTTTGCCCGATATCGCTGTGCAGCGGCTTTGCCGCCGGGACTTGTGCTCCAGCGCTTCGCATATGTACGCACCCGCTCTGGGTTTGCCGCTCGCCATTGCCGCCAGCGTTCGCGTCGCCGCTCTTTACGTTCCTCCTCGGTCATCACCGCGCCGCCTTCTCCCCGATGAGCCGATGGGTCAAGGCAATAGCTTGAAGCTCGCTCTCGGTCAGGTGCGCCCGCACCATCTCCGAGCGGGTGATGCGCTTACTGAGTTCGGCAAAGAACGAGCCATAGCGCCGGCTCAACCGCTCGCATTCAGCGCCAGTGCAATCGCCGAGCTTCTTGCCGTAGGGCGTTTCGTATTCGAGCAACCGGATCGTCACGATAGACTCGATGCGCTCGGCATCGGCCCGCTCCACGGCTTGAAGCAATTGCTCCTTTAACGCGGCGCGCTCGGCTGTTTTCGCTGCGGCTTCTTCTGGTGACGGCTCGTCCTTGATCGCTCGCGCCAGGTGTCCCTCGACGCACCACATATTGAAATTCTTGGTGGCGAGATCCTCGAACTCGGATCGCTCGGCGATGTGCTGTTGCGCGATCCGGCGAAGCTCCGCGGCGTCGGCGTCGGGATGTTGCTTGCGAAAGCTGGCAAGCATTTCTTGCGGTGTCGGCGTATGCGGGCGCCGCCGCCGAGCAGCGGTTTCAACGCCAGTTTCTACCGATGCGGTCGGATCACTCATTTAGGTCCCTCCAGCGAGGCCGGGTTGGTCGACCCGGCGGCGTCGGGCAGCCTGCCCACGTCAAGGCGGCTCCCAGCCCCACCAGAGGGGATGTGTCGGAGTCGCCGCTTCCCCAGCGACCAAGCCAGGGGATTCTGTCGGTGATCTCGTCGGCGCGCTCAGCGGGACCGGGGCCTGCGGTCTGCTTGACCCAGAGCGCCCGCAACTCCGCGATGTCCCGGTCGGATAGCTTTGCATCGGTCGGCAGGATGAGCAGCGGACCGGCGGCGCCCTTGATCTCGCGGATCGGCACGCCGACCTGGCGCAGGCGCGCCCGCGCCCGCTGCATCGCCTCCAGCGCGAGCGCCATCTGCGACGCGGGCTCGGGCCGCAGCGGGCAGAGCGTGTTGTGGGTAGCGGCCCCCAGCGCGTCGCGCGGGCAATGGCAGCCGGCAATCATGCGGATGCGCTCGGCCTGGATCTCGGCCAGCCGCTCGGCGATGCCGGGCGATTCGCAGGCGGGCAGGCGGCTGCTCATTCGGCGGCACACTTCAACGAGGCGGCGCGGCGCGGCCCCGGCGGGTTGTCAAAATCCGATTCGTTGATTTCGCGGCGGATATCAGCCCGCACCAGATCGAGCCGCCAGGATCGGGGCACGCCGCGGGTGCGCCACTTGCGCCGCGCTTCGGCCCCGACTCCCAGCCCGGCAGCGACGCGCTCAATCGCATCCCAGCTTTTGCACATGGGCCAACTATGGACAGATCGTCCACATGGGTCAACCCGACATGTATGGACGTAGCGTCTTGTTGACGCGGACATATTGTCCGCTCAGATAATAGCTGTTATAGGCTTAATCAGTTACAGGCAGGCCGCAAGGGATGGCCAAGAATGTCTCGCCACCAAATCCGGAAGTGTCCATGCGCATAAAAGAACTGCGCGAAGATCGCGGCTGGTCCCAGCGGGTAGTGGCAGAGTTAATTGGTGTAAAGATAACGCGCTATCAGAAATGGGAGCAGCGCGGACGCATCCCTGTGGAGTTTTTTGCCGCGATTTTCTAAAGTAACGAATACATCGATAGACGTTATTCTAACGGGGAAGGCTCGTCGTCGTGGGCCGAGTCGACCACGGAGTGGCTCGTAGTCTGCAACTGGCGGATTGCCTCCGCTAATAGTGCAGCCCTGACTTTGCGAGCCGTTTTGGACGATTGATTAAAGACGAGAACTTCGCCAAGCAGAACCAGCGCGTATTCAACCGGAGGCAAGAGAGGTGCTGGTTTCGTCGGCATTCAATTACCCCGCCCACCATTTTCGGCTCCCCGGTGCAGCAGCGCGGCCCGGTTTCGGCGACCATAAATGTCGGGCAATTTTGCGAGACTGTGGACGGGCTGTCCAATTCTATTTGCCGTAGGCTGAATGTCCGGTAGCATGTCAAATGCGATGCAACAGCGCACCGATTCGCTGCCGCCACTGCTGGCCGACGCTCTAGCCCTGCTGCTCTGCGCCGGCTGCGTAGCGGCGCTCATAACGCTGGCCTGGCTGGCGACATAGGGGGGGGAACCGTTTGAGCCGGAAGACCGCGAACATCGACGTGCGCGTCGAGCCTGAGTTGATCGCCCGGATCGAGGCCTGGATCGACCAGCAAGGCGTATCGCTGAGCTTCAGCGCGACGCTAGTTTTCATGATCGAGGATTTTCTCGAACGCGAGGAACAGCGCGCCGTGCGGAAGCGCTTGCGGTTGCCGGCATTACGTCGCACGCTCGGCGCGTGATTGTCTGAGGAGACAAAAAAGCAAAAGCCCCACAGGGGGTGTGGGGCTTGAGCCGAATTTAGGGGATCAATCAGTCCGTCATCGTAAACGGGACAGACAAACAACATCGATCAGCACTTGGCAGTTCTGATCCTGTCTCGTTTGCAGCCAACGCGCAAGTGCCTTTTGCGCGGACGGTCGAATTGCGCCCCGCTTGGGGGAGCACGTCATGCTGTCATACACGCCCTATATCTTCGTCCTGTACCGCACCCTGCCCCGCCACACCCGCGACAGCGCCGCGGCGATGGTGAGCTTCGCCAACCGGGCCGGCACCTGTTGGTTCAGCGTCCGCACCTTCGCGCGGGTCGTCGGGGTTTCCCCGGCGACGGCGGGCCGGCACCTGGCCGAGTTGACCAAGCCGGTCTACGAGTTCGCCAGCCGTCGCCGGGCGCCAGACAATGCCGGGTTTGAATACACGATCAACGCGCGTTGGCTTGCGCGCGGCGCGGTGTCTCACGGCCGAGCGCCGGGTGTCTCACGAGCGCGGACAAAGGAATATGCAGTTAAGAATAAAGGAAAATTTGCATTCGAGAAGGAAGTGGGGCTGCCCGACGAACGCGCCAAATGGCCCGCCCGCATGCGCTGGTGGCGCCGTGATGGCTCCTGGCCGTTCGATGCCGGGCCAAAACCCGGCGAGCCGGGCTGCCGGGTGCCGCCGGAACTGCTCGCTATGCCTTGACGCGGGCCGCCGCCTCGCGCACAAGGGCTGCGGTTCCCCCCGAACCGAGTAACCCAGTGTACGCGGGGGAACCATGTTCAATCTTGTCGAAGCCGCCGATGCTGTGGGCATGTCGAAGAACGGCATCCTCAAGGCTATCAAGCGGGGCGCCATCTCCGCCAGCCGAACCAATGCCGGCGGCTGGAGCATCGACCCCGCCGAATTGCACCGGGTGTACCCACCGAAAGCAACCGAGGTGACGCCAGCTAACCCGGTGGATACCGTCCTTACGGAGGTGCGTGGCCGGCTGGCAGCGGCCGAGCAGACGATTGACGATCTGCGCCGCCGGCTCGACCGGGAGGGGGAGGAACGCCGGCAGGCGCAGACGCAACTGATGGCGTTACTGGCTGATCAGCGTCGGCCGTCGTGGTGGCGCCGCCTGCGGGGCGGCACCTGAAATCAAGTTTCTGGCCGGCATTATCAAGACGGCGGCATGGTCGCGCCCCTACTTAAGGGCGGCGTCAGGTGGGCAGCATCCCACCCGACGCCTCACCGCAACCGAACTGTAGGGGTTCGATCATGGCTTATCGCATTCTAACAAGCGCCGCGCTGCTCGTCGCGCTCGTCGCTCCGGCACTGGCCGCCGACGAAATCCGCCCAAGCGGGCCGGCGGTTGTCCTTCGGGTCAGCGCGGGGACGCTGATTCAATCGTCGCGGCCGTTGGTGAACGTGTTTATCGCCAACCCTGATGTCGCGAATGTTCAAATTCCCGATCAGGGTGCCAAGGACAAGATTTTTGTATTTGGGAAGGCGGCCGGCAAAACGACTCTTTATGCCGTCGCTGACGACGGCAGCGTGGCGCTGAGCCAAACCGTCGAGGTGACGGGGTCGAAAACCGTGCGGGTTCTCCGCGGCAGTAAATCAGAAATTTGGTCAGAGGCTCACGAACATGCGCCAAACCTGGCCGACTTGCCGACAGGCTCGACGGTGACGATGCCCGTCGGGGCCGCGCCCGCGAGGAACTAAAAAGCCCCGAAGCGGCTCGGGCTCAGCGCAACGGGTATCATTTTGCCGCCCCTTCCAATAGTCTCCGCACCACCTCGCAAGGCTCGATCACGGACAGCAGTCGCCCATCAGTCAACCAGACGACGCAGCGCGCCGTCTGGTTGATGACTTTAGGTCCGCGCATCACCGCCGCGTGCAGCGATGTCACCTGCGATGGGGTGACAGCGACTTGGCCACCGTCGGCCCGATGCAACAGCACCATCGATAGAGCGGCGGCCGTCGCGGGGCTCACCGCAGCAGAAACGGCCCCGGCGCCATGCCGGCGACGGCGAGTAAGAACCAGATCAGGATCACAACCGTCACGACGACGAGCACGAGCTGTGCCAGCCGGTCCATCGGCGGCGGCAGCGGCACCAGCGTGCGGATGACGTACCAGATCGTACCGACGATCAGCAGCAATACGAGCAGCGTGATGAGCAGGCTGATCATGGCGCGGGCTCCTCGCTCACGATATGACGGTCACGGCGTATTGCCGCGCGCCGGTCGGTGCCACGATCCCCGGCACCACCACCGCTTCGCGCACCAGCCCCGACACGATCAGTTGATTGCCGCCGATGCCCGGTGCGCCGACAACCTCGCGCACCAGCCCGCGCACCCGAAGCTCGCCCTCGCCGGCGCCGATGGTTTCGCGGACAAGCCCGCGCCCGACGACATCGGTCATGAGGCGACGCTAACACCGCTCGATGCCGCGTTCAGCCCGCTCTGCGTCCACGCCGCGCCAGTGCCGGGGTCTACATCGAAGAAGCTGCGCTGCCACTGGTTCGTCGTGCTCATCGCCTGCCCCGACGCGCTGCCGGTGCTGTCGGAGGAGCCGCTTTTCATGTTGAGCGACACGGTGCGGGCGCCGCTGTCGCTCTTGGCGAGGAAGCCCTTCACCGCGACGCCGTAGATCGCCGATGGCGTCGTCGCCAGCGCGGGGAATGCGTAGAGGTCTTCTTGCGCCACCGTTGCGCTGTGCACTTGGCTGGCAGCCGTGCCGAGCGGCGGGTTGAGCGCCTCGCTGGCCCAGTTGACCGCGGCCCCGGTGCAGTTGCCCCATATCTGCCACGTCGCCTGCCCCGTCGTCATGGCACCGGCCGTGCCCGGGGCGCCCGACGTGTAGGTGGCGGCGATCTTCCGGCCGAGCGCCGTCGTGTTGTCCACCTGCGCCAGCACGACGCTGGTATCGGTGATGTACCCGATCCAGTACGACGTGCCCGCCGCGAGCGACTGCGCCGAAGTCAAGGCGCCCGTGATCGTCGTGCCGCTGGTGGCGCCGATAACTTCCGTGCCGCTCGATAGCAGCGCACCCGGCGCGCCGCTACTGTCGGCATACGCCACGGCGCGATACTTCGCCGCCGCGCTGGTCGCCCGCGGGATGATCGACACGCTGTTCAGCGTAGCGGCTATAGCGGGCGTTATCTTGACGAGAAATAATTGATTGGCTCCCGGCGCGTTTGTCGTAGTGGTCGCCGAGTAGACCCCGCCAGCGGCAATGCCGGCAGGCCACACCACATTGCCGTCGTTGGTGAATTGCTTCTGTGCGTCGCCGCTTGGGAAGCTGGTTTCCACCACGACGTTGCTAGTTAGCACGCTGGCGTTGTATGCAGCGTCGGCGGGGTTGAATAGGGCAATATCATCTATTGTGAAAAAGATACCACCAGTCGTGCCGATGATGGATAGGGTATTGACCGAGGTTTGTGCGTTGCCAGTATTGCCGGTCCCTGCGTATAGAGATGCCCCATCTAAAAACACTGCATAAGCAGCGCTCGCCCCGATGGATATATCAAAACTAATAACGTGCGTAGCATTCAACGCCACGGCGCCCCCTGTCGCGAGGAGCGCCCCGCCGGAGGTGCCCGTATGCAATTCTACCGCGCCGGTTGTCTGGTTCACCAGTATTGTAAACGCAGCGGTAGCCCCGTTTCGTAGGCCAAACCGAAGCCCCGAACTGCCACTGGTATTAATCTGAAATCTAAAACTGCCGGCGACGCGCGGCAGCGATGACGGCAAGGTGCCGGTCAGCGTATCTGCTGATGCGGCAAATTGAACTGCGTACCCAGTCGCGCTTAAGGGCGCAACAATGGCCGGCGAACCGGCGACAGACCAATCGCCGGTCATAGCGCTGGCACCGTTTTGATTGCCCGCCGGGCCGTACTTATCGAAGCCGTCGCAAAAGACGAGCGCGGTCATTCGCTACCTACCAACGACATATGGAAATCGGCAAAGGTCGCATCGGCCGATGCCGGCGCCTGCACCCGCAGCACGTCGCCTTGCGCGAAGGCAATCGCTGCCTGCGTTGACATCGTGCCGGTTGCCGACGCCGCGGCAATCGTGATCGTGGCAACCGTGCTGAAGCTCGTTGGCGCCGCAGCCGTCGCCTTTTGCAGCACGATGGCGGTCGAGCCGGTGGCAGCGACGCCGCCGCCGGCAACCGTGGTGTGCCCCGAGTACACGCCGAGATTGGCCGGGATCGTGATCGCCTTCGTGAAGCGGTGATAGAGCAAGCTCTGCGATGCCGTGAGCACGCCCGGCACATAGCAGCCGACGACATACTTCGTGCTGCCGCCGCCGCCACCCACCGGGTCCATCGGCACCGCGGGTGCCGGGATCGATAATGGGTTGCCGAGCACCTGCCCCGGCTCGCAGATCGGCATCGTCGCCGTCAGCGCCTCGAACTCTAGCGAGGTCGTGCCCACCGTGATCGTGCCGCCCGTGATCAGCACCCACGCGGTGGAGTCGAGTGTGTCGCCTGCCGTGATCGGGAACGCGCTGCCTTGGATGATCTCGGTGCTGGCTTGGTCGTAATCCGCCGCCCGCGTCAGCACGAACGGCGCCGCGCCCGAGCCCGTCGCGGTCACGACGTAGGCGCCGTTGTGCGCCAGGTTTGCCTGATCCTTGACGAGCACCCGGTCGGCGGCAACGACCATCAGCCCGTCTACCGCGAGCGCGCCGTTGCTTGTTGCCGTCAGCGTCGCCCCGACGCCGGCCGAGCCGTTGGCATAGGTGCAGGCGGGCAACGCCGCCGTCGTGGCGAGATCACACGCCTCGTTCCACAAGCTCGGCGGCACGGCGGCGCCGCCGCCGCCCTTGACGTTGCCCCAAGTTGGATCAGCGCCCGAGCCCCGCGTCTGTAGAAAATAACCGGACGTGCCCGGCCCGAGCGCCGCCCAGCCCGCCGCACCGCGATAGATGATCTGCCCACGGCCGCTGCCGAGCGCACTGTCGAGCAACGCCGAGACGCTGGTCGCGCTCGGCGCAGCCGTGCCGCCGCTGACGTTGGCGAGCACGCGCGCCGTCGCGATCTGCTCAAGGCTGATCGTGCCGCTGCCGGTGATCGGGCCGCCCGTGATGCCGCTCGCCGTGGCGATGCTCGTTACCGTGCCGGCGCCGGCCGGGTTGCCCCAGCTAAGGTCCGCGCCCGTGCCTCCCGATTGCAGGTATTGCCCCGCGGTGCCGGGCGTCAGCACGCTCCACTCGCTGGTCCCGCGCCGCAGCAGCGAGCCCCGTGCCGAGCCGATGGCGGCGTCGAGCAGCACCGACAAGGTGACGCCTGCCGGCGTCGCCGAGCCGCCGGCCGTGTTGGCGAGCAGGTTCAACGCGCCGACGGGCGCGAGGCTCAGCGTGCCGCTTGTCGTGATCGGCCCGCCCGCCAAGCCGGTGCCGCTGTCCACGCTGGTGACGGTGCCGCCGATGCTGCCGAGCGGCGCGTTGATCCACTTGCCGGTCGTCGCCTGATACTGAAGCAGGTTGTTGTTGGCCGGCGAGGTGATCGCCACATCGGTCAGCCCGGCGAGCGATGTGCTACCGCCGCTGCCGGTTGCCGGCACTGCCCAGCCGCCCGCCGCAGACAGGAACTTGCCCGCCGCATCGTCGCCCGCTGCCGGCGCCGGGACGATGCCCTTAGCGCCCGCTGCCCCGCCCGTAGAGCCACCGAAAGCCGGCAGGATGCCCACGACTGCGGTCGGCGTCTCATTGCGCCACAGGCTCGCCGGGCCGTCCCACACCAGCATGTCGGCGTCGGCTTGCGTGCCCAGCGCGACATCGGTGAGGTCGCTAATGCCGCTGGTCGTGCCCGAGCCGCCGATCAGTTGCCGGTAGAGCGGCAGTGCCAGCGTCGGGTCGAGCGCGCCCCAATCGAAGGTCGCCGCGCTCGTGTGGCCGATCATCACCGCGCCGAGCCCGCCGTCGGGCGACAAGAAAAAATCCATCTCGTTGTAGGCGACGCCGGGGTTCCAGTGGTCCCGCCACGTCGGCATCGGGTAGGTGATCATAATCGGGCCGAGCGTCTCGCCGTTGCTCAGCCCCATCGAAAACGCGCTGCCCTCGATGTTGATCGCGATGGGCGTAACCGGCTCGACCGGGTTGTCCTCGATGTAGGTTACCCGGAGGTCGACATCGTAAAAATTGCCGTCCACCTCGTCGGGCGCGAGGTTGGTGCCCTTGCCCGTGCCCCATGCGCCATCGGTGCGGTAGACTATTGCCATGTTCTGCTATGCCGCTACGGCTGCCGGGACGATGGGCGGGAACTGCGGTTCTTCCGGCTCGTGCAGTGGCGGGTCGCTCGCCGGGTCGGCGATGTCCGATGCCGTGAAATCCGCCGCCAGCCGGGCAAAGGTAAAGGCGCCGCCATAGCCGCGGTTAGCGACGAATGTCTCGGGCTTGCCGCTGCGCCGGAAGTAGAAGGCTGGCTTTTTGCCGGTCGGCGTCTCGCCGCTGGCGCCGAGGCTCTTTGGTTTGCCGGTTGCCGTATCGACAAACTTATCGACGCCGGGGAATCCTCCTGTCGGCGCCTCGGGGTCGCCTGCCGGCCGCTTCACGTCGAGCCAGAACTCGGCCAGCGAGTGCCGCACGGGCGGGGTGAACGATCCGAAGTTCTTGAAGAACTGATTGACGTTCGGGCTGCCTTCGTTATCCAGCACCGCAGCCCAGGCGACGTTAAACGGGAACCCGCCGTCGCCGAACGGCTCGCCGGTCGCCACCATCGACGCCGCCGAGCGCCCGTTGATTTTCAGCGCGAAGCTGCCGGCGCCCGTGTCCCACTCGGCATAGACGTGATACCAGCGGCCGGTTGTGCTCAGCGCGATGTCACCATCGATCATGTAGGCATACCTGTCGATCTCGGTATCGGGCGCGGCGGCATCGGCGAATTGAAGTTCCATGCTGTTTTGCTTGTTCTCGCCCATCGAGATCGGCGTCGAGTTGCCGCCCTGCACGGACAGCAACAGGCCATGCCAGCCGCTGCCGAAGATGCCGGTCTGACCGCTTTCGTTTAAGGCTTCCGGGTAGAACTTCACCCACATCGACAGCACACCCGCCGGGCTGTTCGGCACCGCCGTCAGCGGGCCGGCATAGACGAACTGCGCGAAGTTCCACTTCACCGCCTTGCCTCCGCGCCAATGCACCTCTTTGAAATGCGTCGGCGGGTTCTCTCGGTAGGGTCTGTCAATCGAACCTTCGGTCGAGATGTCAGACATTAGGACGGCGCGCGTGCCTGCTACTCGCTTCCAGCCGAGCCGCCCCAGTTATAATGCATACGCACCTTCGTCCGCCTTACGCCCATGCTGTCGGTAAACTCGTCGGTGTTCTCGTAGCCGCCCATGCCCGGCGGCACCTCGGCGGCTGTGTTCGGCGCCGAGTTCCCGCCGCCCTCCTTCTTGTCGAAGTCGATGGTCTTCGGCCGTCTGTCCATGATGTACTGCTCGGGATCGTCCGGGTTCTCGATCCGCACGTCCTCGCTCTCGCGCCCCCACTCCTTCCATTCCTCATTTGGCCTAACCACTAAGGTCACGGTCGGCAGCTGCTCCGGCGACGGCAGATCGCCCACCGTGCCCCAGCAGATGCGCCCGGCCGGCGTGTCGCCTTCCTCGGCCGGCGGCGGGCGGGGGATGCGGTAGCCGCGGAACACGTCGCGGGCCGTGCTGTACGTCGGCAGGATCGCAAGCTGCCGCTTGTACTGCATGATCGCGGCAAAGCCGGCCGTCGCCATCAGGCAGCGATCCGCGCCGCTGCTGGCGCTTCCAGATCGATCAGCCGCGGGATCGGCAGCGGCACGACAGCGGGCGTCAGGATGGTTTCAAAGTTCATGCCGGTCACCGGGCGCAGGTCCACGCAGACGCGGGTCGGGATCTGGCGCAGCGCATCGACGGGGTCGGAGACATGGCTGACGACGCCGGTCTGATCATCCAGCCCGCCCGAGAGCGACAGCCCATCGACCGCGCTGTATTCGTCCATCGCCAGCAGGTTCGTGCCGTCATCGCTGATGGCGAAATCGTCCAACGTCTGGTACGCGAGATCGCCGGTCGGCAGCATGATCTCGGCACCCGTCGCTTGTTGATAGCCGGCCGCGACGTAACCCTCGTCCACATAGGTCAGCGTTCCGGCTGCCGCCGACACGCTGCCGCCGTGCCCGATGGCGCAGCCGATGGTCAGGCCGACGCTGAACTCGCCTTCGCCGCTAGCGCTGAACTCATAGGCGATGATCTTGCCGATGCACTCGCCGCCCGGCAGCCGGTAATCCACGACATGCGCGTTGTGCCGCAGCGTCGCGGCGATACCGAGCGCCCACGGCACCCGAACCGATATTTCCACCGCCCGCGCCCGGCGCCGCAGCTCGGTGCGTCCGAGCAGCAGCAGGTATTGCATCGAGTAGGTGCCGCGATCCGTGTTGAGATACGACGAGCGCCGCACATCGACCACGGGCATGGCGCCGAGCCCGTCCGGCTCGGTGATGGTGTCCGAGGCACTTACGTTTATCGTGCCGGTGTTTTCCTCCAGCTCGGGCTCGACCAGCAGCGGCTGGATGTCGGCGACCATCGTGCAACGCACGATCTCGGTGCGCGGACGGTCGGCCGTCCAGTCGAAATATGTCCGCTGCTTCAGCCCGGCAACCGGGAAGGCGACTTGGTAGTCGGTGTATCCGTCGAAGTAGGTGTAGGCAAATCCGTATCGCTTCTGAAACGCGACATCCTCGGCCGGTGCCAGCGCGTGTTCCTCTGCCTCGTCGGCATCGGCCGGCGGGTTCATTTGCCGGTATTGCACGGTGTAGTCGTAACGCCGGTATGATTTCGGCGCCTCCTCGATGTAAGTATTTATCCCTACCTTCCAGCCGCCGCTGATCTCGGCCAGCGGCTTCGGCCAGTCCTCCATCAGCCCGTTGCCGGTCAGCGACGAGATCACGCCCGACCCGGACTTGCCGGTGATGCCGTGCGGCCCGCGCGCGTAGATGTTCTTGTGCTGATCGAAGATCGATTGAATGCGCCAGGTCATGTCGATGGTGCCGGTGCCGCCCTGCGTCCACGCGAGGCTGCCCTCGATGTTGACCCGCGCCAGCGGCGGCTCGCCGTAGGACGCTGAGAAATCGTCGTACAGGTGATCCGCCTCGCCGATGGTCAGGGTACCGTCCTCGCCCACCAGCTCGTCCGAATGCGATAGCTCGTGCGTGCAGCGGTCGATGTGCCAGCGGGTGCCGTACCCGGCGAGCACCGCGTCGGAGTCGTCGAGGTCGCCCGAGATCCACACCGGGTCGTAGTACGGCAGCACCTTCAGCGTCTCGGCATAGCCGGCCTTCATCGCATCGAAGCCGAGCGGCCGGGCGGCGAACAGCAGCCGCACCGCCTCGCCCGAAATGTCTTCCGGCACCGCGGCGATGCGCCCGTGAAACAGCGGCAGCAGCCCAGCGCCGTCATCCCACGACAGCCAGCACCAGAGCGGGCGCAGCGGGGCAAGCAAGCCCTCGCCGGGGTTGATCACCTCGATGGTGAGCCCGGCGAAATCGCCTTCCGATTGGCTGATGCTCAGCGAGGTTATCGCCTCGTCTTCGACGTTGTGAATCAGCGGATCGAACGGTTCACCTTCGCCGCAGTAGGCGAAATAAAACGGCCCCGGCACCGGCTACACTTCTTCCAGATCGAGCGACCACTCGGTCATCGCGCCGTACTCGTCGCGGCTGACGCTGTACTGAATGACGCGCATCGATAGCTGCGGTCTGAAATACGACCAGTTTCCGCTAGTGCGCGCCGACCCGGTGACGACGGTGCGCCCCGGCGCGCCGCCAGCCGTCAAATATCCAAGCTCGGCGATGCAATCGACGGTCAGCACCATGCCCGGCCACACGCCGTCGAGCGCGGGCGTCTCGGTGTCGTTGCAACTGATGCTGCTCTTGTACTTGCGCATCTGTGCGGGCGACAGATCGATCAGCGCGCCGTTCACCGTCCGCGCCATAACGCTGCTCGCATCGATGGGATCGAGCGTCTGCGTCGCGCCGCGCGCCGTGTATGACGCAATCCCCGGCCCGCTGATCTCCAGAACCGTGCCGTCCGCCATCAGTTGATGGCCGCCGCCAGACGACCGGCCGAGAGCATCCCGGCGCGCCTCGCCTCGCGGGTCAACCCGCCGACGATTGCCGCGTCACCGCGCAATGCGAATGTGCCGCCGGGGAATGTGAGGTTGACGGTGACGCCATCGGCCGTGCGTGCCTGCACCATGCCGCCCGCTGCGAAGCGTGGCCGCACCAGCCCGCCGCCGGCATAGCCGAACGGGTTGCGCATGCTGTTGAGCGCCGCCATGAACTGCGGCCCCCACTTGTTGACGGCGGCGGCCCGCATGACGAACTCGCCGTTGCTGAGCCGCGCCAGGATGCTGTCGCTGGTGCCGCTGCCCGGCCCGCGTACCATGCCGCCCGATGCCATCGGCGGGATCGCGTAGGGTTTGCTCGGATCTGTTACTTGCTGTTGGACGCTTCGGATCGCTTCCACAACGCCGCGGGCTTTCTCGAGGATCCAATCCAATGCGCGCCCGGCTGCCGACATGACGCCGTCGAACAGGGTTGTGAAAAACTCTCCGAGCGGCGCCCACGCCGTCGTGAAATCCTTGTAAGCCTGCTCGCTGTTTGCCTTGAGGTTGGCCCATGCCGTTGTCCAAAGTGCAGTCAGCGCGTCGGTGATTCCCTTGAAAAAGCCGGGTATGCCCTCCAGAAAGTCCGCGAGCGCGCCGTTCATTGCGATGGCCCAATCGCGCCGCCACTGTGCCTCGGCCGAGAGCGTTTCGCGGAACCACTTGTTCAGGCGCTCCTTAGACGCGTCTACGTCTTCCTCGGACAACAGAGCATTCGCCGTGGCTCCGCGCGATGATTTGGCGAGTTCCTGTATTTTCTTGTCGATGTCGGCAATGAAGGCTGGGATCAATTTCAGCGCTTCAGTAGACGATTCAAACTTGAGCGCCTTTGCCATTTCATTAAGCTGGATCGGATTGAATCGCTTCGCCTGGTCCTGAAATGCTTTAAAAACCTCCTTCTGCTTCTCAAGTAGTTTGGTAGAGTCCGTGACGCCTTTCATGCTGACGCCGAGCGTGTCGTAAACCTTGGCTAGATCGAGCACCAGCGGGCTGCTTCCGCGATAAACGGCGATGCCGCCCTTCATCTCGGAACCCAGTTTCTTAGCTTCGTCGGTCGCTTCGGCCATGCTGCCGCGCATAACCTTGACGCCGCCGGTAAACGCGCCGCCTTCCGTCTGCATCTTCGCCGCCGCCTCGGCGATGGCGCCCATGGACGCGGAAAAGGCGTCAGCGGGCCGCCCCTTGCCGAGCGCAATTTCCTGCGCGCCCTGCACGGCCAGCGGCTTCTGGCCGGTTTTTGCCGCCTCCGCGCCAATTTTCTTTATGCGCTCCGACACGGCATCGAGTTGATCGATCAGCTTCGCGATCCCGGCGAAGACACTGGCGGCGAGGAACCCGCCGGCAAAGCTGCCGGTGACGGCGCCCATCACCATCGCGATATTCGATGCCGATTTCCCGACGTTATCGAACTGCGTCAGCAGCCGGCGCATGCTCTTGGTCGCCAGAACGTCAACGACGCTGCTGGTTCTGACGAACGTCTGGTTTAGCGTTTTGATTTGTTTATCGAGCGCCGAAGCGTGCGCTGCCGCTGTCTGCAATCTCGCGGACGGCAGCACGTCGCCGGCCTTCGCCCCGGCGCTCGCGAGATCGCGAACCTCTTTATTCGCAGCCCGAAGCTGCGCCTTCAGCAGCTCGATGTCGGCCCGCGCCTTGCTGCTGTCGGCCGATATCTGGATCGTTAGATTGTCAGGCATCGTCGCTCAATTCTTTGAGTGTCTCGCGGATCGCCTTGCCTTCGCCCTGCGCGCCGAGCGTTGCGATGTGGAGCTGCTCGGCAAGCTCGCGCCGCCTGCGGTGCTGCGCGATGGTGAGGAAGGCGCCGATCTGGCGCGGCGTGTAGCTCATGACGTCGCCGGCACTGTGGCCGCATGCGATGAGTTGCTCGGCGGCAGCGGCGTATTCGTAGCCGCTTCCCTGCCAGAGGGGAGCGCGTCGGCGCCGAGCAGGCGGCTTAGCTTTTCGACGAAAGGGTCCACACCGCCCGGCATGGTTAGCTCGCGTATTGCTATCAGGCACTCGGCAGCGTCATCGAGCGACAGCGCATCGCCGATGGTGTCCGCCGCTTCGGGCTGGCTGGCGGCAAAAGCGATAATGCAACCCACCGCATCGGGCGCGCTCTCGATCAGCGTATCGACATCGAGCGCGGGCGCCCCGTTGGCCCAGAGCTTGCGCAACTCAGGGAAGCGCAGCAACAAATCGGCAATGTGCCGCAGCCCGAGCCCGTGCAATTCCACCGTGCCGATGGAAAGCTCCACCGTCTTGGTCTGCGGTACGATATCGACCAGCGAAACCATCAGGGCGTAACTACCGGCTCGCCCATCAGGGTCAGCATCAAGTTGTCATAGGTGAACTCGTCCATGACGATGTTCAGCGAAGCGTTCTTCTCGGTGACAACCTCGAGGTCTTTCGCCCGAACGCCGTAGCGCGACGAGAAATGCGGCAGCGTCGTGATGTCCGGTGTGAACTCAAATGTCGGGACGTTTCCGATATCTTTGTATGCGATTTCCGGCTCGATCATCACCGACACGACGCCCTTGCCGATGTAGTACATATCAACGAGCGGGCTCACCGCGCCCGTGTCGGGATGCGTCAGCGTGCCGAACACTCCGGCATCGTCCACCAGCACCTCGCCGGTCAGCGACAACTGCCCCCACTCGTCTTGTATGAGCCCGACTGCCGCGGCGGGCCGGAACATCACCTTGTTAAGCTCCAAGATGATGTGCGGGCCGATGTCGTTGGCGCCCTCGAATTTAACCTTCCCGATGATCTCGCTGCGCGCGAAAATATTGAACGTGCCGGCGGCCATCACATTGCTCCTTTACGTCGTTGGTTTGTCGCCTTGCCATGCCTCGCCGATGGCGGCGCGCAACGCGGCGAGCACGCGCGGGCGCATCGCCTGCGCCGGGCCGCGTAAAAAGCGCTGCGCCTGAATCCTCGGGCGCCGCCGCTCGTAAGCCCGCACCTGGCCGGCCTGCCGGCGATAGGCGCCGACTTCCACCATGCCGCGCCGCCGCTTGCCCGGCCCGCCATACTCCAGCGCGCCGGCAATCTTGCCGTAGTTGACGCCGCTCGCCTCGTCGCGCAGCACCCGCACCCGGCCCCGCACCCAGTGCCCGCCGCCGCGTTTACTGATGCCCTGATCGACATACGCATGCGTGTGCGGGCGCAGGAGGCTCGGCTCGCCGGCCTCGACCTGACGCAAAAGCTGGTTCGTCAGTCGCGTAATCGCGTCGCGCACCCGCGCTTGGATCGCTTCCGGGAACTGGTCGAGCCGCGCCAGAACCCGGCCGTTGTCACGCTCCTCGATGCGCCAGGCGATGCCGGTGCCGGCCATTACGCCCAGTACACCCAGCCCACAGTCGCATCGACATAGCGGAAATGCAGCCCGGCGCCGGGTCCGTAAGCTGTAGTCGGCGTGCCCGCCAACGATGCCCCGTCGCTATCCCGAATCATCAGATCGGCGACGGACGCGACAAACGAAATCTCGACCAGATCGCCCGCCGCCACGTTCGGCGGCAACCGCACCGTCAATGCGGCAAGTGGCCCCGTCGCCACATAGAGCACGCGCTCGCCGCCTTGCATGACAATGGTTGCCCCGCTCGCGGGATGTTCCACCCGCACCGGCACGGTCAAAGGCACCTCCGCGGCAACGTCAGCCAGTTTGAACGGGTAGGCAAACACAAGGCTCAGATCGAGCCGGTGCTCCTTGCCCTCCGGGTCGGGCGACGGCACCAGGCAGCCCTCGTACCGGATGCCGCCGTTGCGCCCGGTGGCCGCGATAAGCTCGGGGTCGCTTAGCACTGCCGTCAGCACACGCGCCCGGTAGAGCGACAACAGCCCGCCGGGATCGACGCCGACGCCGCCACGCACAATCACCGTGAGCCCCGGCGCCAACTCCATCCGGGCAACCTCGCTGTAGCGCGCGCCCTGCGCGATGTCGCGCACCTGCTCGATGCCGTCCTGCACGATCACCGCCGGCCGGTTCAGCGCCGCCACATCGAGCGTATTGCGCCCTACCGCGCGGATGCCGCTTACCGCGCCGCACACCGTCACCAGCCGAGCGAGCAGCACCTCGCGCGTGTCAGCCACGGCAGAGCAGGTTTACTCGCACCAGTTGCCCGCCATAGCTGAGCGGCGCGATTTGGGTGATGTTGCTCGGGTTGCCCTCGATCACGATGCGGTCGTCGCGGCTTGGCAGCCCGAAGCTGCCGAGCCCGGTAGGGCTGAGCACGACCTTGATCTCCGTGACCTCGCCGGCCTCCAGATCCTGCGGCCCGAAATTCCGCACTGCGGCCGGACATTCGACCTGTTCCGCCACGGTGACATCGCCCGCGGCGTCAACCGCGGTTCGTTGCAGCACGACCGTCTGCCCGTAGCCGGCAATCGCCGCATCGAGCCGGGCGATCAGAACTTGCGGCGTCATACAAACCAAATGATGTACGGCGTCAGCAGATCACGCGTGCCCGGCGGGATCGAAGACGAGCCCGCGGCATCGCCGAAGGTCTGCGAGATAACGTCGGGGATGGTTTCGGTGCGCAGCGTCGGATCGCGCCCCGCAACGCTATACCGTGCCGTTATCCACTCCAAAGCCGCCGACTGCACGTCGGCCGGCACCGGGTCGAACCCTGCCGTGTACTCCACCAGGATCAGCGATGCCGTCCAGGCGCCCGGTGCCGTAGACGCGCTGTCGAGCCGGTAGAGGCTGCCGGTCTCCGGGTGCAGTTCCAGATAGGCCGGGTCGAGCGGCAGCCCGCCCTCGCTCACCGTGACCAGCGGCACGCCGTCGTCGACCACAATCGGGAATTGCCGCGTCACCAGCGGCTCGCCCCAATAGCCGCAGACGTTGCGGATCTGGTCGGTGTATTCCTGCACCGCAAATATCCGGTTGCAGTAGTTGTTGATTGCCGCCGACACGCTGTCGATCTGTGCCGAGAGCGCGGCGTCCTGCGACGTGTTCTCGATGGGGATGCCGAGCGCGGCCTTCGCCTGGTCGAGCGTGACCAGCGCCACGCTCGCGGCCGGCGTCACGACGCGGGTGATGCGGTAGCCGCTCACCGCAGCTTCGCCAGCACCGGGTAGAGATCGCAGTCGAGCCGTGTGCCGTCGCTGTACCGCAGCGTCAGCATGCCCTCGTCATCCACCGCGAGCGCCTCGGGCAACGGCCCCGGCGGGCCGGGATAGCCGCGCTCCCCGATGGGGCCAGCGACCCCCGGCGGCCCGGCCTTGCCGCGCGGCGACAGCAACCGCCAGCCCTCGCCGGGGCATGCCCCAGGAGCGTCGCTGACAGCCACGAACGAACTGCCGTCCAGCATCACCACGTCGAGCGCCTCATACGCCTCAGCGGCCTTCCAGTGCCCCCGGAAGGCGAGTGTGCGCCCATCGGGTCCGCGCTCGCCTGTTGGCCCTGGAATGCCTTGTTCGCCGGCCGGGCCTATGATGCCCTCGCCGGGCTCTCCCCTATCGCCAGGCGGCCCAGCGGGGCCGGTGGGGCCAATCAATCCGGCAACCTGCAATGCCGCCTCGGCCCGCCACGCCCGCAGCGTCGCGATCTCCTCGCGCGCCTCGGCCAGCATCGTCGTCATCTGCGCCCGCAAGTCCCGCTCGATGCGCGCCGCCACCGAGCCAAGCTCGGCAGCCAGCGCGTCACGCGGCGAGGTTACGTTCGTCATACGCAGCGCGGAACGCAGCGAGTGCGCGCTCGGTATCGGCAGCGGCATCGGGCAGGCTCGTTTCGTCGTCGGGTTCTGGATCGGCCGGTGCGGGTGCCGGTGTCGGCTGTGGGGCGGGGTTCTTATCGTGCCAGTCCAATCCAACAACTTGTTGTTGGACCCTGGGCATCGCGCCGTAGCCGCCCGGCACCGCCGGCAGATCCTCCGCGGCGCGTGCCTCGTCGGGGCTGTAAATGCCCGAGATCACGCCGCGCGCCAGCCCCTCGATGCGCTCGCGATAGGCCGAGCGCAGCAACGCCCGCGTGTCAAATTCGAGGTACTCGTCGGGCATGCCGCGCAGTCCGTACAGCAGCCCGAACGCCTCCTCGACGTGGTTCAACCAGAACCCCAAGCCCTTGCTGATCCAGTCTTGCATGTGCAATTCAGCGCTTGCATAGGTCGTCTGCCCGATGCCGAGAATGGGCAGCGGTATCCGCATGCAAAGCGCAACCTGCTCGTCGGTCAGCTTCAGCATCTCGGCGAGCTGGCCGTCCACTGCCGTCGTCTCCACGACATGAGCTTTCAAGCCGTGTGTCACGATAGGAGTGCGGCCGGCGTTCTCTCCGCTGGTTTTGTCTTCCCAATCCTGACGCAGCAATTTTGCCTGCTCCTGCGTCAGCGAGAGGTCGGTTTCCAGGATGAAGCTCGGCCGCGCCCGGTTGAGATAGAACGCGATCTGCTGGTTCAGCACCGCATCCGACATCGCGAGGTCAAGCGCCGCGGCCAGGATCGGGCTTTCGCCGCGCAACGGATGCCGCGGCGTCTGCAACCGAACGTGCAGCACGTCCCGCGCCGGCACCGGCAACGACAGATCAAGCCGCGCCTCGATGATCTCGTTGCCGGAAATCGCATAGAAGATGCTGCCATCCTCGGCCAGGCGCGCCTGGCCCTCGCGCATCAGGTGCAACTGGTCGATCTCGCCGCGGTTGTTGCGCAGGCCCAGCGCGAAGGCCTCGCCGCGCTCGTAGGCCCGACGCGTCAGGTTCAGCATGAAGTCCGAGATCGATTGGTAATCGTTTGGACGCTTGCATACGCGCGTCAGCGCACTGTTCACTACCCGCTCACGTCCGCCGTTCGCCAAGCTGCGCCAGTGGTCCGGCGCGCACATCGCCGATGTCTGCGCGTAGCTCGATACGCAGGCTTCCACCATCGCCGAGCGCGTGCCGTAGGGCTGAAGGTTGTGCCCCGATTGCCACCAGTTGACGTAACGCCCGGCCGATGCCGACAGCCATCCGCCCGACAGCGTGTAGGGGCCGGGCCGGTACTGCCCCTCAACAGCCCGCGCCCGGCCCCACGGCAGCATGCGGGTTAGCCAAGGCGCCATCTACTGTGCCCGCGCCATCGGGTTCGGCACCTGCTGCGCGTACACCGCCCCCGGGGCTGGCAGGCTCAGCGCCCCGGCCAAGAGGAGGGCAAGGGCACGGGTCATCACGGGCTCGTTATCGTCACGGAGCACTGCACATTGGCCGCCGCCGCCCCGGCGCTCGCCACCAGCTTGATCGCCTGCCGGCCGCCACCCAGCGTGATGTGCGTCGTATCGAGGCAACTCCGCCCGGCATCGGCT